GGCAGTGGGCAGTGAGCAGTGGGCAGTGATAGGAGTTACTGAACATGAATAGATTTATAATTGAACACGATCAAATAGAAATAGCACAGTCACTGTGTGATCAGCACATTGTCAAGATGCCACTTGAAGAAGCACAGATGTTATGCACTGCACTGTGGGAGTTAGCTCCTAACTATGCAGATGCTAACAACCTGTACAAACCTGTGCATCAGAAGCATCCATGTACTCTGTGGGTAATGGAGTCAGAATCCAACTACCGATTTGCTTATGGGCTATACACTGCTATGCTTGCTGAGTATACCCACAGGTATGGCAAGACACATGGTGCAGGTAAGCACTCAGAGGCTCTGAGCATAGGCTATGACTTCATGCCTAGCGGTGGCATTACACCACACCCTCAGTGTTTCTCAGGTCATGATGACCTCAAGACAGATGAGAAGTGGCCTATCAAAGCATACAGGGCATTCTACAAGCGTGACAAGATGGACTTTGCACGATGGAACAAGAACAGAGCTATGCCTGAATGGTTACAAGAGGGCATATATGAAGCTGACTTGGTGACAAAAAGAAATCTATGGTCAGTAGGTTTAGAGGAGTTAATAGCATGAGTTATCCAGACCAATCACAAAATGATGGAGATGTAGGCATGAAAAAATACGCAGTATTAGTTACAGGTGAGGTGACAAGAAGTTTTTCCGTCACGGCTGACAGTGAAGGGGAGGCAAGGACAGAAGCCTGTAACGAGTGGACTAGAATGGTAGGTGGTGATAGATCCACATCCGAAATACTATTAATAATGGAGGAGGATAAGCATATACTAAAAACTGTTTGACAATTAATAGAAAGGAGTTAGTAACATGAATAAATATACAGTAATATATACCGCAAATGGTAGGTATGATTCACCATACGATGAGCCAATCAGTAGAGTGGATTATATACAGGGTAAAACTATTGACGAGGCTATTGATGGACATATTAAACACCTCAAAGGATACGCTATACGTGATAACGTAGGTGAGCCAGTATTTTTAGAAGGCCATATACGACAGGTTGATATTGGTGCTGGTGTAGGCCACATGTTGGTGGGAAAAGATGACTTAATTATCACAGGCGTAAACAATGATAAGGTATTGTTTGACAATGATAAGTGACTATGATACAACTATATAAGCAAGGCACAGTTGCCAAGCGTTAACCAACAATAAAGGAGATACACTATGAGAATTATAATTAGTATGCCAACCCCAGAGTTACAGAAGGCGGCTGAAGACAAGGTAGATGACTGGACTAAACAGTGGGGTACATTTGCTGATCAACAAGAGAAACTAGATGATGAGGAGAATACATAATGCCATTTGATTTTACAGATGAAGAGTGGGGTCAATTAACAAAAGACCAACAAGGTGATTGGATAGAATATTGGAGCAACCAAGATAGAGAAGAGGAGAATACATAATGCCATTTGATTTCACGATACCAGATACGGTAGACTTTGACATAGCCTTTGAGGATACAAAGGTAGATGACAAGAAGTATGTTCTTAACGCAACGACAGGTGAGTACTTGAATGTAGTAGGCAAGGACTTCACTTGCGTCAGTCACCCTGAACACTACAACGGTGTGATGAAAACTATCGTAGATACACTAGGCAGTGATGCAGTAGAGGATGCACAGGTCAGGTGGAGAGTTGCACGTAATGGAGGGTGGACTATGATGGACATGGTACTACCTAAAGTCAAGAACTTTATACGTACATCTAAGCATGAGACTGAGGTAAGCCAGAGAGTTATCTCACTACATGGTGTAGACTCATCATGCTCTAGCATCTGTCTGCATGGTTGGATAGACTTCTTCTGCACCAATGGTTGCATCTCAGGTGAACATGACAAGGTGAAGCGTAAGCATACATCAGGCTTTGACTTTGACATATTCCAGATGCAACTACGAGATAGTCAGCGTAGCTTTAATGAGCAAGCTGAGAAGCTACAGCTATGGGCTAGGCAGAGAGTAGGTCTTTACGAGGTCAAGGCTATGCTTGAGTCTATGATACCGTCTAAGCAGAAGGCTGAGAAGATGTATGAGTTGTGTTGTGCTGAAGCATCAGTACGTGGACAGAACAAGTACGCAGTGTACTCTGCCTTTACTAACTACAGTTCATGGGCAGATGAACGCAATGGTTTCAGCTTACGTAACACAGGCTATGATACTAAGAATATCAGCATGTTCAATCGTGAAGTAGAAGTATCTAAGTGGATAGACAGTCCACAGTTTAACCAGCTAGCCGCATAAGGAGGGCAACATATGTATATAACAGTAGGAACAGTAACAGTCAGAACATTTGAAACGACTAAATGGAATCCAGATACAAAGGAGCGTGAAGACATCAAGCCTGATGAGCGTGAGTATGAGATTGTCTCAATAGACAAGTATGTTCATGGTATACATGAGTTTGCTAAACTGGTAGAGTATTGGCATATACGCCTGCCTTATGCCGCACTTGACTTTCAGTTTACTTCAGAGATGGAGTGGTAAGATGGGTAGTAAAGAGTTGAATAAAATATGGGAAGTCCTACACACCTATCGTGAGGATTGCATACCAGAAGGTAGATCACTTTACGATGATGAGTGGGATGATATATGCTATGCGATGGCGAGATTAAAGGAGATGCTTGAATGAGATTTATGCGTGAAAGTTGGGGTATAGATGATGAAGAAATATAAAGTAACATTTACCTACGAAGAAGAAGTAGAAGCTACTGATCGTTGGGAAGCACTAATAACAGTAGGCTCAGATAGTAGAATACTTGAACACCTTGGATCAGATGCAATAGTGGAGGAGATAACAAATGGCTAAATGGGCAACAGAAGAATGGGTAGCATCTAAGGAAGATGATGCCAAGAGTGTAGAGCGTATACTTATTAGACTTAGGCGTGTAGCTAACCTGATAAAGACGGATGCTATATGTAGGTCAAGACCTAATGTGAGAGACAGGGCATCTGAAATGGAGTCACTGATATCTTTGTTGGAGAAGAAGCTAGATGAATAGATTACCTAGATATGTACAAGCTATAAAAAAGTCTGGTAGACCCACTGAATACAGATTTAACCCTCCTCAAACTTTAGTAGACGAGGGGGTAGTAAAACGTGAGATGTATGGCAGTGATGTTAGTCAGGTTAAGCGTATAGCTAAACACAACAATGATTTAATTGATCAGTATAGAGAAGAGAAAGCTAAAGTTTTAAATATAACAAAACATAGCAAAGTCAGTGATCTAGTCAGGTTATACTACGAATCTAACGATTTTGACATGCTACGTGACACAACCAAGGCTGATTATAGGTATTTATTGACTATACTATGTAATTCTATGGGTAATAGGAAGTATTCTGACATTACAAGTAAGGTAGCGAAGGCTGCATATGAGGAATGGGTCAAAAGAGGTGTAAGTTTTGCTAATCATATAGCTACTTGCTCATCTAGGGTATTTAACTATGCCATAGAGATGGAATATATCATATTTAATCCATTTACAAACATAAAACGTAAGCCTTTAGCTAAACGTAAGGTTGTATGGCAACATGAAGATGTGTTAAGGTTTCTTGATGAGGCGTATTCTGACTTTAGTACTCGTAACATTGGTCTTATTGTGCAAATGGCTTACGAATGGTGTCAAAGACTAGGTGATATGCGTACATTACGTTGGGAGGACATAGATTTTGATAGTAAAATGCTTACTTTAGAACAGAGCAAGCGTAGAGCAGAGGTATTTTTACCTATATCAGAGGACTTGATGGCAATGTTACGTGATCAGCATGATGACTTTGGCTTTCAACAGTATGTAGCACCTCATATACTACCCACTGAGGGGGTGTATCATCCTTATGCGATGCAAAGGCTTTCAAAAAACGGAAGGGCTGTCATGCGTAAAGCAGGGCTGTCTGAGAAGCTACGATTAATGGACTTACGAAGGACAGGGGTTGTACAAATGGTAGAAAAGAAAGTTCCATTGCCTAATATTATGTCTGTTACTGGTCACGCAAATGTTGCATCTGTGAAACCCTATTTAAAAAATACGTACACGGCAGCAAATGAAGCCTTGACACAAAGAAACGTCAGTGTACAATCGAACACTGTGAGTAACATTGAAAGTGATACATAATGAATATAAATAAATTACTAAATGATATAACACTTATAAATGGTGATACTAAGAGAATGGATTGTCCTGAATGTAATGGTAAGAAAACTTTTACTATCACTAATAATATGGGTTCTATTGTATGGAACTGTTACAAAGCAGGATGTACTGTATCAGGAGGTAGGCGTATTCACTTATCCAGTGATGACATTCGTAAGTCATTGGGTAAAACTGTATCAGAGATTGAGGGTATACCTAAGTTTACTAAACCAGAATGGATAGTACGTGATACAGATAAGATAGCATCTTATTGTGACAAGTGGAGTTTAAATGCTGAAGAACTTGGGTTATTGTATGACGTAAAGGAACACAGAGTTGTATTTCCAGTGATGCATAATGGTCACACTGTAGATGCTACAGGTCGTAGTCTTGGTAAAAGATTACCTAAGTGGAAGCGATATGGAAAGAATACCTTGCCCTATGCTCACGGCTATGGTAATGTCGCTGTAGTTGTTGAAGACTGTGTGAGTGCTGCTGTTATTGGTAGTCATGTATATGTAGGGGTTGCAGTGTTGGGTACATCTCTATCGGAATCGCATAAGAAGTATCTTGCACAGTTTTCAACGGCAGTAATAGCACTAGACCCAGATGCCCTACCAAAGACACTGCAATTTGCAAAGGAGCTAAGAGGATACGTAGATAGTGTGCGTGTCTTGAGACTTAACGATGACTTAAAATATAGAAACCCTGATGACCTACAGAATCTAACACGCATAGGAGAGAGCTAATGGAACTAAGTTTAATAAGAAGTTTAATGGATAAAGAGTTCTACGAAGAACATCGTGGAGCTAGATGTCCTAACAGATTATTCAGTAAGGATGTACGTAAGATAAAAGAAGCCATTGATGCAGCAATGGATAGATATGAGCGGAGTGTCACGCCTGCTGAGATAGAATCACTATTTATGTCAAACAATCCGACAATGACTACGGCACAGAAGCAGGCTTATAGTGCATTGTTTACACAGATAACGAGTAAGCCACCATTAGGTAATGACGTGGCTCAAGAGGTATTGTCTAAACTATTTCAACAGGTAGTTGGTGAGGACATAGCTAACTTAGGCTTTGACTATGTGAATGGTGACAAGACGAGCCTTGAACCACTGCGTGTATTACTAGAACAGTATGGTGATGACTTTACACCTGACTTAAAAGTACAGTGGGATGACATTGACGTTGAGACTTTACTATCTAAGAATGATCTCGAAGCACGTTGGACATTCAACATACCTACCCTTACACGTAAGCTAGAGGGCGTAAACGATGGACACTTGATTGAGATAGGTGCTAGACCTAACACAGGTAAGACATCCTTTCACGCATCACTGGTTGCATCACCCAATGGGTTTGCACATCAGGGTGCTAAGTGTATCATACTCTGTAACGAAGAAGGTTCTCATCGTGTTGGTGCTAGATATTTGACTGCCGCTACAGGTATGACTATGCAGGAAATCAAGAGAGATCCAGCCAAGGCTAGAGATATATATGCCTCAGTCAAAGAGAACATAAAAATATATGATGCAAGTAATCGTGACATGGCATGGGTTGAGAGTGTGTGCAAGTCATACAAGCCTGACATCGTTATATTAGATATGGGTGATAAGTTTGCTAGGACAGGAGGCTTTGCTAGAACTGACGAAGCACTCAAGGCTAATGCCATACACGCTAGGCAAATAGCTAAACAACATAGCTGTGCTATATTCTATATGTCACAGTTGTCTGCTGATGCAGAGAATAAGGTGGTACTTAATCAGGCAATGATGGAAGGCTCACGTACAGGTAAGGCTGCTGAAGCTGACCTAATGATACTGATAGCTAAGAATCCACCAGTAGAAGGGCAAGAGGAAGAAGATACAATGCGTCACCTGAACCTAGTTAAAAATAAATTGTCAGGTTGGCATGGTATTATCCATTGCGAATTAGAGTATAGAACAGCGAGGTATGTAGTATGATTAGAAATTGTAGATTTTGTGATGTAGAATTGTCACAGGATAATTGGTGTATTGGAAATATAAAACAAAAACAATACAAATGTAAAACTTGTGACGGTATTGTAGGAAGACAAAATTATTTAAAGCGTAAGGCAAAACAATTATCATCTTATTCTGTCACAGCGTTTAATAGAGTAAAAGAGGGTTATGTTTATGCAATAACAAACTCAGCATGGCAAGGATGGATAAAGATAGGTATGGCAGTTGATGCAGAGGATAGATTAAAAGGCTATCAAACATCTAGTCCTTTCAGAGATTATGAATTATTACATAAAAGTTTTTTTAAAAATAAACGTAGGGCAGAAGCTAAAGCACATAAACTTGCAGGAGAAATTGCTGATGAAACAAGAGGGGAATGGTTTAATATTAGTAAAGATAAAGCAATTAATATAATTAATAGTATTGACAATGTAGAAAAAACAGGTATACAAGATATAAAAGAGGTATTTATTTAACATGATTACAATACTAGATGTAGAAAACACTGTTGTAAAAAGAAATGGCAAGATGCATCTTGATCCATTCGAACCAGAGAATACACTTGTTATGGTGGGGATGCTAGATGGTACTGGACTTGAGCAAATTGTAACGTTTGACCACACAGAGCATCCCCCCACAAAAAATGGTAGAGAGATAGTACAGAAAATGCTTGATCGTACTACTCGTTTGGTTGCACACAATGCAGTACATGATTTGATGTGGCTGTGGGAGTCAGGCTTTACCTATGATGGTAGAGTATTTGATACCATGCTAGGTGAGTATGTACTACAACGTGGGCAGAAAGAACCACTATCTCTTGAAGCATGTGCAGAAAGACACCATCTACATACACAGAAGCAGGACACATTAAAAGAATACTTCAAGCAAGGACTGAATGTATCAGAGATACCACACGATGAGTTGTCTGAGTATCTATGTGCTGACTTACATGCGACACAGCAATTGTTCAGACATCAGGACAGACAGTATACCTATGGTGCAGGTAGATCTTTAGTAGATACAATACGACTAACAAACGACTTAGTTGTACACCTAGCTCGTATATACCAACGTGGTTTCAAGGTAGACATGGATGCACTTGAAGAGGTACGCAAAGAGTTTGAAACAGAGAAGCAGGAGCTTACAGTACAGCTAGAGAAACAGGTACACAAAATTATGGGTGACAGACCCATTAATCTCAACAGTCCAGAGCAGTTGTCATGGATTATATACAGCCGTAAAGTAAATGATAAACCTACATGGTCGTATGCTTATGAGGAACGTGTTACAAATACGCAACACACTGACAACATACGAAGTCTGACTACAAAACTATACAAGCAGAAAGCAGAGAGATGTCAGGAGTGTAATGGGTCAGGACAGATACGTAAGATACGTAAGAATGGTACACCACATAAGAATACAAACAAGTGTCCAACCTGTGCGGCTAGTGGCTTTCTGTACATAAATAGCAAGGAGATAGCAGGATTAAAGTTTAATGCACCTGATCCTAAGTGGGTCAGTGCCAATGGCTTTAGTACTAGTAAGGACAATCTTGTATACCTAGAAGGTGTAGCTAGATCTCGTGGTATGAAGGATGCAGAGTTGTTTCTACAACGAGTACGTAGATTGTCAGCACTTGACACCTATCTATCTAGTTTTGTTGAGGGTATAGCTACTCATGTTAAACAGGATGGTAAGCTACATGTACGATTGCTACAACACAGGACAGGTACAGGCAGACTATCTGGTGCTGATCCTAATATGCAGAACATGCCACGTGGTGGTACGTTTCCAGTTAAGAAAGTATTTGTATCTCGCTGGGATGGTGGACAGATTTGTGAGGCTGACTTCGCTCAGTTAGAGTTTCGTGTAGCTGCCTTTCTTAGTCAGGACAAGACTGCAATAGAAGAAGTAACAACAGGCTTTGATGTACACAGCTATACAGCTAAAGTTATTAGTGATGCAGGTCAAAGTATATCTCGCCAAGACGCCAAGGCACATACATTTGCTCCTCTCTACGGTGCGTCTGGGTTTGGTCGTACACCAGCAGAGGCATCCTACTATCAACAGTTTACATCTAAGTACTCAGGTATAGGTGCATGGCACAAGAGGCTAGCCAAGGAAGTAATTACTACAGGTAATGTGCGTACCCCATCAGGTCGTGAGTTTGCATTTCCTTTGGCTACACGTAGAGCCAATGGAAGTATCACATACTTTACTCAGGTAAAGAACTATCCTGTGCAATCATTTGCTACAGCAGACATCGTGCCTGTATCTCTTATCTACATAGACAAGATGTTACACGCTAACAAATTACAATCATGTGTTGTCAATACCGTACACGATTCAATTGTGATTGACGTACACCCTAATGAGAAGGAGAAAGTATTACGGATCATCAATCGTACCAATGAAGTACTGGTCGATATCATAAATAAGAAGTGGGATGTTGACTTTAATGTACCACTATTATTAGAAGCAAAAATAGGTAATAATTGGCTTGACACAAAAGACGTGGCATGATATACCTACAAGTCTAACATAGGAGAAATATATGAATCAAATAACAAATTTAGATACAAGTAACTACGAAGCTATGGCAAAAGCAATGGGCATGAGTTCACTGGCAGTGCCAACAAAAGAGAAGACTAACTCTCTTGCAAGACTACGCATACATCACACACCTTTAATGGGTCAGGAAGAGATCAAAGGTAAAATGACTAACGTTGAGGTAGTCAGTGGTGGTACATACAAACTAGAGATACCAGAGGGTGAGACATATTACGCTGAGAGTGTAGCTATTCGCCCATTCCTACAGAGGTTTATGTACAAGCGTTTCATTAAAGGTACTGACAGTACACCTAACAGGTATGTCAAGACTATTATGGCAGACAATCTCAACATGGATCTTAAGGATAACGATGGACAGTTTAACTGTGGTAAACCTGCAGGGTACATCGAAGACTTCAAGTCTCTACCTGAGAAGATGCAGGATCTAATTAGACAGATCAAACGTACTCGTGTACTATTTGGTACTGTTGACTTGGTTAATCCTGTTGATGCTAGTGGCAACTCAGTAGATGTGGAGTCTACTCCATTTATATGGGAGGTTGAAAACCGTGATGCATTCAAGACTATGGGTGATGTGTTCAATAAATTAAATAAAATGAAACGTCTACCTGTACAGCATTATGTCAAGGCAGGAACAGAGGAACGTAAGTTGCCAAATGGTAACTCATTCTATCTGCCTACTGCTGAGTTGGATCTATCTGAAACATTGGATATGGACAACGACACTCAGGAAAACTTAGCTAGTTTCTTAGCTTGGGTAGCTAACTATAATGAGTATATTATGGGGGCTTGGAATGAGAATATGCAGAAGCACCAGTCAGTAGATACAGATGTTGTCAATGATTTTATTGACATTGATACTGCTGAGTTAGTGTAATGAACCATCCTGCTGAACTGCCTATTCATCAGTACCTTGATAACGCTTCCAATGGCAAGACAACTATGTCTGATGAAACCATTGAACAAGTAGCACAAGACATCAAGGATGCTATGAAGCGGCAGTTTGGTGGGGGCAATAGGAGAGATAAGTTTCGTCTACGTATGTCCAATATAGGTAGACCTACATGCCAACTCTGGTGGGAAAAGAACCATCCAGAGAAGGCACTCCCCAAGCCTACCACCTTCGTAATGAACATGTTAATAGGAGATATAGTTGAGGCAGCATTTAAAGGAATACTTAAAGAAGCAGGAGTTAAATACGAAGATAAAGATAACAATGTATCATTACAGCTTGACAACACCACAGTTAATGGAAGCTATGATCTTATTGTTAATGGTGCTTTGGATGACGTAAAGTCTGCATCATTTTGGTCTTATACTAATAAGTTTGAATCCTACGACACATTAGCTAAAGGAGATTCTTTTGGTTATGTAGGTCAGCTTGCAGGTTATATAAAAGCTACAGGTAAGAAGATTGGAGGTTGGTGGGTAGTCAATAAAGCCAATGGTCAAATTAAGTATATAGCCGCTACTGGTCTAAACTTAGCTAAAGAAATAAAGAAGTTAAAAGAGACAGCTAAAACTGTAGAAGCTAATGTATTTAAACGTTGCTTTGAACCAGAGCCTGAAGTATATAGAGGTAAAGAATCAGGTAACAAGATACTACCTGATGGATGTAAGTTCTGTGACTTTAGATACGCATGTTGGGAAGATATAAAAGACTTACCATCTAAAGTGTATCAAGGTAAAAAGATACCACCAACTGTTTCTTACATTGGAGAAGTAACAGATTGAATGGTAAACGTTTTCAGGCTGCCCTAAAACATGGGTACAGGAGTGGTTTAGAGATGAAGATCTCTGACTACCTCAAAGAACTGGATATACCTGTGGTGTATGAGGCCATTAAGATTGAATGGGAAGACCTTATGTACCGCACGTATACTCCAGACTTTGTGTTGCCTAATGGCATCATAATAGAAAGTAAGGGCCGCTTTACCGCAGCAGATAGACGCAAACATATTGAAATAAAGAAACAACATCCTAAGTTAGATATACGCTTTGTGTTTTACAATAGTAGAAATAAACTAAACAAGGGTGCAAAGACTACGTATCAAGGATGGTGTGAAAAACATAAGTTTTTATATTACGATAGGATCGTACCATTAGAATGGATACAAGAAAAAGGAAAAAATAAACATAAACCACTTATACATTTACCGTATAAAAAAATAGTAAGGAGATAAACCATGACAATACAAGTAGATAACTTTGATGTTAATGATATTATACTAAGAATGAAACCTAATTTTTCAGATAAAAATAGGTGGAATGGGTTTATTGATATGGAAATTATTACAGATAATAAACACACAATGGTTAGAGATGACTACCTACAACTTATGCAAGTTGCATCTTTAGTTTGTTCTTCTTTGCCTGTCATGGAAATGAATGAAGAATTTAGAGATATACTTTGCGATTATGTAGAAAGTATGATAGAAGTAGATAATAAAAAAGAAAAAGATGAAAAGGTAAAAGAATCTATAGCTAATTCTGTAGGTAATATTATTAAGGTAAATTTTAAAAGGAGTGATATATGAGTGATAAACAAGTATACGATGTAGTAACTAAACCAGAACACTACAACCAAGATAACTGTATAGAATGTATTGATGCCATACGTGCTGCTCTAGGTTCAGGGTTTAAAGAATATCTACAGGGTAATATACTTAAATATATATGGAGACATAAGTATAAAAATGGAGTAGAAGATTTAAAGAAAGCAAGTTGGTATCTTGATAGACTAATTGAAGCAGAGATTAGTAATGATAGCTAAAATATTATTAACACTTGACATTGATGAGGAAGAATATAGAATGCCATCAGATGGAAAGATAGAACAAGAACTACAAGAAGCAGTACATGAATTTGTATATGACATAGATGGCATGGAAATTAAAGCCATGCGAATAACAACGGAGTAATTAAATGAGCAACAACTACCTACCCACAGACTACCAAGCATTTATTCATACCTCACGGTATGCTCGTTGGTTAGAAGACGAGAACAGAAGAGAAACATGGCCTGAGACTGTACGTAGATATATGGATAATGTCGTAAAGCCTAAACTAAAAACAAAAACAGAATTTAAAAAGATAGAAGAACAGATTCTTAATCTTAATGTAATGCCTAGCATGAGAGCTTTAATGACAGCAGGTGCTGCGTTAGATCGTGACAACACAGCAGGCTACAACTGTAGCTATTTGCCAGTAGATGACCCAAAAGCATTTGATGAAGCTATGTATATATTACTATGTGGTACAGGCGTAGGTTTTAGTGTAGAGCGTCAGTACATACAGAAGTTACCTGAGATACCTGAGATGTCAGAAAGCGACACTACGGTCATAGTCAAGGATAGCAAAGAAGGATGGGCAAAAGGATTAAGACAAGTACTTGCTCTACTATGGGCAGGAGAAATACCTAAGTGGGATGTCAGTCAGATACGACCTGCAGGAGCTAGATTAAAGACATTTGGTGGTAG